TATTTAAAGTTGAAAATAAATCTAAGAAAATAACTCAAACACAGGGCGGTGTTGCAATAACTAAAGAGGTTACAACAGTAAGTCAATCAGTAAAAGTTACAGAGAGCGGCGGTGAGAGTACAGTTACAAGAAGTAACTACTCTCCTAAAGGAAAAGTTAATAGGACTACAACACTTCTACAACGCTTTAGTTGGAATGAAATAGGTGATGGGTCTGTTGTTATTACTGGTGGTCAAGATCAAGGTGATAAATTAGAACTTGCTTTAGTAGGACAACCAGCTAAAATTATGTACGTTGCTGGTTATACTCAAGAGAAAGTGAAAACTGGTGTTAAAAGAAATGGTCAACCAAAGTATAGAAAGGTCTTTAACATATATTCCAAAGGAACAGATGTTTCATTTTCAAAAAACTATAAACCTGACACTTGGGAATTAAATCAAACCACCGATGAAGCTGGTAATGTTACGACAAATCTTATTATAAATCAAGACTTGAGGGTATATGACAGAGAAACCAAAAATGGAAAGGATACATATGCAATACAGGTTAGGTATAAAATACATGATGAGTATGATCCAACATATAAAATTACATCAGTATCAACATGATTATTATAATACGTATAAGTGAAAGTGAAAGGTCACTATAATGGCAAAGAAAAAATCAAGAGATAAACAAACAAGTAAAGGCGAACGTAGAAACGTAGCGAAGTGGTTATGTAAAGATATGCGAAAAGAAACCTCACAATTAAAAGAATATCAAAATAAATGGAAGGCATATTCAAAGGGTAAACGAGTTATGGTTACAATTCCAAATCCTAATGGAAAGTCAGAAAGCAATAAACCATTTATTAGAGTAACCGCACAAGATGCTGGGTGGAAAAAACCAGATCGTTATCATATGAAAACTTAATCCTATCTGTTATAAATAGATAGAACAGGAGTCCATAATGTCGAATATTACTTCAAATGCAGCTTTAGGTGATGCACAATCTAATAATGACATATCTAGAAATGTTCGTCAATATAGAGACTTGGATTTATTTTTTAGTAGAAAAAACGGTACAAATGATATAGAAAAAATAACAGATGTCGAAGCAGTGAAGAGGTCTATTCGTAATTTAGTATTAACTAACTTTTATGAGAAACCATTTCATCCAGAAATAGGTTCTGGTATAAGAGATATGTTATTTGAAAATATGACACCTATTACTGCTGTGGTTCTGGCAAGAAAAGTTGAAGATGTTATAGAAAATTTTGAACCAAGAGCAAGGCTAATCAGTGTTCGATCTTTACCTAATTTAGATAGAAATGAATACGAAGTGACTATAGAATTTTTTGTTGTTAATGCACCCACTGAACTTGTAGACATGACAGTATTTCTAGAGGTATTACGATAATGGCAGTAAATGACAAAAGATTAGAAGTTACAGAATTTGATTTTGATGAGGTAAAAACTAACCTCAAAACTTTCCTTAAAGCTCAAGATCAATTTACGGACTATGATTTTGAGGGTTCTGGTATGAATATCCTTTTGGATGTTCTTGCATACAACACTCACTATCTAGGTTTCAATGCAAATATGCTTGCAAACGAGATGTTTCTAGATAGTTCATCTCTTAGGTCTAGTATTGTTTCTCACGCAAAAACTTTAGGATACACACCTTCATCTGCACGAGCAGCAAAAGCCATAGTTGATGTTACTCTGAATACAAATAGTGATTCTTTAACGATGCCTGCTGGAACAGTGTTTAATACAACGGTAGATGGTGTAGGTTATAAGTTTTCAACAATTACTGATGTTACAAAATCAAACACTGGTAACAGTATTCCTTTTCTCAATACAGATATCTATGAAGGGACATTTGTTACAACAAGATATACGGTAGATAGTTCTGATATTGATCAGAGATTTTTACTGACCGACAATAGAGCAGATACTACTACACTCACAGTCAAAGTTCAAACATCGTCCTCTGACTCAACCACAACGACATATACCGAAGCTACAGATATAACACAAGTGACAGCATCTAGTAATGTTTATTTTTTACAAGAGGTGGAAGCTGGAGTATTTGAAATTTATTTTGGTGATGGTATTATAGGTTCTGCTCTTTCAGATGGCAATATAATTATACTCACATATATTGTATCAAACAAGTCTCTTGCAAACGGTGCAGCTCTCTTTGATAACGCAGCAACAATTGCAAGTGTATCTGATGTTGCAGTTGCAACCGTGGCAGCTGCATCTGCTGGTTCGGAACCAGAGACACTTCAATCAATTAAATACAACGCACCATTGAGTTACGCTTCTCAGGGTCGATGTGTTACAGCAGAAGACTACAAAGTTTATGCAAAGAGATTTTTCCCAAACACTAAATCCGTTTCAGTCTTTGGTGGAGAAGGTGGTTCTTTTGATACAAGTCTTGGTGTTGTTAGTACGCCTGAATATGGAAAAGTTTTTATTGCAATTGAATCTACAACTGGTAATAATCTAACAGACACGGAAAAATCTACGTTGATAACTGCACTGAGTCCTTTTACAGTTGCGTCCATAACTCCTGTGATTGTTGACCCACAAACAACCAATCTTATATTAGGTGTTACTTTTCAGTTTGATTCAAGTAAGACAACTGAGACTGCTACATCACTAGCATCTAAAATCAATACCACTCTAACAAATTATAATACCAGTAATCTAGCTCAGTTTGATGGTGCGTTTAGACACTCAAAAGTTACAGGTCTAATTGACGATACGGATACTGCGATAACGAGTAACATTACCACAGTTACGTTAGCTCATAATCTGACACCAACTTTAAGCACTGCAACGGCATATACCATACAACTCAACAATGCATTTTATAATCCTCATAGTGGTCACAACTCTTCTTCTGGTGGAGTTCTTGCTTCTACTGGATTTAAAGTAAGTGGTGATACAACTAACGTGCAGTTCTTTGATGATGATGGTGCTGGTAATATCCGAAGATATATTGTAGTCTCTGGTGTTCGTCAGTACCAAGATGAAACTGCTGGAACTATAACGTACAGCACTGGAGAGATTAAGATTAGTAGTATTAATATTACTTCTGTAGAGGATGTTGATGAGACTGCATCTACATTCATTCGTTTGACAGTTACACCAGACTCACTTGATATAGTTCCTGTTCGTAATCAGATATTAAAGATAGATTTTGTTAATACTAATGTAACTGGAACAGTGGATATTATTGCAACAGGAGATTCTTCTACTGGAA